GTTACAAAATTTACTAAACAAGCCAAAGAAGGTGAAATTAAATTATTTGTTGGTAGTGAAAACTATCTACGTGACTTTATAAGTGTACAAGACATTTGTTTAGTACATGAAAAAATGTTAGAAACAGATACAAGTGGTATTTTTAACCTTGGTACTGGTGGTACTACATCTTTTAAAGAAATTGCAAACGTCATAGCAAAGAAATATGATGCAGTAGTGAAAGAAATACCCATGCCTGAAAAACTTAAAGGTCAATATCAAGAATATACCTGTGCTGATATGGAAAAATTATCAAAAGTTTGTCCACATCAATACATTAGAGTACAAGATTGGATCTATGAGCAAAAATAACTGTAAAGTTGAATGGTGGAGTGTAGTACCTGGACTTGCAAAAGTAGAACCAGTGCAGTCTGCTACTAAATTTATACCGCCTTGGTTCAAGAATATGCCAAAATTTCTCGAACCTGATAATTTTATGGACAAAGGTACACTAAAAAATTGTCCTGGCTTTGTAGATTATTTTAAAAACGCATATGTAATTACTATGTGGTGTGATTTCCACCTTAAAGTTGATAAAAAAGACTTTGCATGGCATTCAAGTAATAAAGATTTCACAATGAGTTTGCATTATGACAATCAATTTAAAGATTACATACCAAGTAATGCAAAAGACAAGTATCTATGTGTTGCAAAAACTGATTGTCCATGGAGAGTGCGTACCAGTCCAGGCTGGGCAATGATGCAACTGCCAATGTTTTATGATTTTAATGAAAATTTTGAGTGTATGCCCGGTATAACACATACCGAATGGAGTCATCAGATCAATCAACAACTACTAATTAAAAAAGAAGGAGAATTTTTGATAGAAAAAGGTACTCCTTTAGCAATGTATGTGCCAATTAGGCTTACAGAGTTGGAAACTACTGTACAAGATGAAGATAAAGAGAAATATGAAGCAAGTTTTGTCAGTAATATGATATTCCAAAGCAAGTTTAGAGGTGCATATAAAAAATTCAAGGATAAATGGAGTAAAGAATGAGTCGTCTTGATGGTAAAGTTGAAAAAGGTTGGGGTTATGAACTAATCTGGGCAACTAACGACAAATACTGTGGTAAGATTATGGTATTTGAAAAAGCAGGTAACAAATTTTCCATGCATTTTCACAGAGAAAAGGACGAAACATGGTTTGTCAACTCAGGACGCTTTGAATGTAAATGGATTGACACTAAAGATGCAGTTTTATACTCTAAAGAATTAAAGCCAGGTGATACTTGGCACAATCCACCACTACAACCACACCAACTTATTGCACTTGAGGACGGAAGTTCTATTAGTGAAGTAAGTACACCTGATTCTGTTGAGGATAATTACAGAATTATTCCTGGTGACAGTCAAAAAGAAGTTTTAAAGAAACAAAATCCCCCGCCGACTTTAGATTAAGCCTGTGCTTCCGACCAACGTAGAACAAGATTGGCTGTAATTGCCGCACCTGACGTTTTATAAACGTTAATTGCTAATACGTCTGGACCATTCGGGAAAGTACCTCTACCACCTAATGTAGTATTTGTTAATTCTTTAATGAATGCAAGATCCAATGTTGATCTTTCACCTGGTTGTGCAATAAATGAGAAGATAGTTTCACCTGGTTGTGCATATGGAGGTTGCACAAACTCAAATTCTATGTCTGTAGTACCAGCCGTAATTGCAGTTGCATCTGATGCCTGGTTAAATGTAACATCATAATATTCTGTAGAACCATAAGTTTTTAATGATACTGTAGAAACCTGTGTTCCTGCAGGGAATCTTGAATCACTAACAGTAGTACCTTGTACAACACCAGCACTATCATAATCTGATTTTTCGAAGTAGATGTTGTTAGTAGGTGCACCTTTAAATGTTTTTGTAAACACTAATGGAACATCCCCTGTTACGTTTGAAGTAGGAGAAGAAGAAGTAAAGACGTGTCTTACATTACCTAAACCATTTGTGCTCCATGTGTAACTTGATACTGAAGTTATTGTAGTACCTGATGGAAAATAATTTCCTGATTGACTTTGTACTTCAACACCGGTTTCAAATAGTGCTTGATTTGATTGATAGAAACTGTCAAGTACAAAGAATCTATTTCTACCACTTGTTAAACCGTTGTCCCAATAACTATTACCACCTCTATAACCTCTATCTTTTGCAATGATGTTTGCAGTAATAGGCGCTTGAGTAGTTACTTGCGACGTAGTTGCAACAGCACCTGAGTTCCAGTTAACAGATCCGCCCGGGGCAATCTGTGCAAAACTTGGTTGGCCACCTTGTGCAAGGCCGGACAGTCCCTGCCAACCAATATCATCTGGGTTGGCTGGATAGTTTTGAGGATTTAGAATTCCTTCAACAATAATACCTCCTGTATCACTTGATGCAGGTGGATCAGTAGTAATCTCAAGACCTTCAAGTAGTAACTGTGCTCTGTTTAAAAGTTCACGTTCACCTAAGTCACCAACAAGTGCATTGGATACTGACGGTGCAAGTCGTAGTAGGAATGATGTGTTTCTCGTAGTAGTTACATTTGTACCTGTGGATTTGTAACTGAAAAGATATCCACGATCTGAATCAAATCCGCCGTCTGTAATAAACGCTGAACCCCAGTGTGATATGTTAGGTGAAGCAGTGTTACTAACCAATACTACCCCTGTGTTTCTTGTATGTGCCGCCGCTGGACCTCCAGTGTAAGTTCTTGTAGCACCTGCGGCAAAGTTTGTCATAGAACTTGATCTTGTCAAGCCAATTAAATTTTTACCATCGATCCCTGTGAAACGTATCATTTCAGCATCAATATATACTGTACCACCTTCTGGTGGGAAGAAAGAAGCATCTTGTAACGGTATAACTGTTGATGAGTCTGAAATATCTTCTGCAAGTTTGCCGTTTGGACCTTCGTTTGTAATTTCATAACGCACAGGCATATTACCTGTTCTCATAAATGCTTCTGTGTTAATGTTTGAGTTACGCATTCTGTGACAGAATACAAAGTTACCATCAGCACCTCTGAGCATATAGTCAATAAAACCAGCACCATACCATGAATACTGTATCCCAACCATCTGCATCTTACTGATATCTAAGTTATATCCACTTGGACCAGTGCCATCCATTCTATCTAAGTTGAAATCTTCTTGTTCGGTCTTTTTATCTCTAATTAAACATAGTTTACTTGCACGTACATCTGTTACACCACGGAAGTCAGGTGCAAGATACATTGTAGTATTGCTATCAACCTGTGTTACAACGTGTGTCATACCTTTCAATACAATTCTATCACCTGCTTTTAACTGTTCTCTAAATCTTGTACCTGTACCTGTGACAGTGTTTGAGTCAACATCAACATCAACAACACCTGCTAACTGTAATGTTGCAGTTCTTTGTACAGCACTAAATTGTGTTCCATCGTATTCAAAGAAAATACCATTCTGATCATCAAATGCTCCTGAACGTACAGTTGCACCGTGGAATGTTCTTAATGATACTTGACACTCTGAACTTAATTCTGGTGTAGTGCTTCCTAATGCCGAAATTGCAATTATTTCAAATTCGTTTTCATCATTTACTGCTGATACAGTATAGTTTCCATTATAACCAACTGTGTCTACTCCGATAATTCTAATACCTCCACCAACTTGTAATCCGTGTTCTGTTTCGTCAGTAGTTACAGTAATAGTTGAACCTATTGAAGTAGCATCTGCTGTAATATTTAAAATGTTATAACTTGGCGCAAACAAGGCACCAGTTGTGTACATGATACCTTTACCTGATTGGTATCTAATATATTTTTTACTCTGTCTAATTGCTTGTGATCCATGTTGTGGACCTCCTGTTCCTAACTGCACACCTCCATCATATGGTCTGTGAATAAAGAACGAATCTGGTCTTGGATACACGTTACCAGTAATTTGCTGATCTGATGTTGTATCAAGGAATCCTGGAGATCTACACTGATACTCAAGTTGTACATTTGAAGGAACCGCAGTAGCACTAAATGGTCCTGCCGCAAGTGCGTGATTATTAGCACCGTCGTCTGATGAAATAGTAACAGCAAAAGCATCACCTGGCACAAGACCATGTGGTGTTGCAAATGTTACTCTAATACTTGCTAACGCACTGTAAGTTATTACTGTACTTTGATTAATTTGTCCTGTTGTTTGTTCTGACATTGTTACAGAACTGTAAAGATCTAATACATCACCTGACACTGCTGTACCAGTTACATCAATACCAACAAAATCACCTTCAGTTGATTCAACTGTACAACGTAACGTTAAGTCGTTTGTAGGTGTTGCACCGCCGAGTTGATCTCCTGGAATAATAATTCTATCACCAACTTTGTATCCTGCACCGTCGTTAGTTGCAACAACTAAACTGTATGCGCCTCCGGTTCTGGTTACATCAAATACAGCATCTGCACCTGAGTTTGGATCATTATTACCAATAACTGCTGTATAATTTCCGCTACCTGTAGCACCTGTACCTGTAAAACTAATACCCGATATTCCGCCATCTGAAGCATTTACACTTGTAATTGTAATTGTAATGTCGTTAGCAGGACTTGTTCCACTCATTTCTGTACCTTGGATCACAATTTCTTGATCAACACCATACTGACTACCTGCACTTTGTACTGTCACTGTGTATGCGCCTGAGGCTAAATCTACTTGGAATTCAGCACCACTACCAATGTAATTAGATCCTGTTGTAACATATCCATAAGTTTTTGTGTTTACTGCTGTACCACTTGTATTCACTGTTAGTATTTCACCACCTGTGTCCACAGTAGCAATAGTGATTGTTAAATTGTTTACTCCGTCAACGCCACCTAATGCACTGCCAAGTATAGTAAATGATTCTCCTGCTAAATATCCTGTTCCTGCATTAGTAATAAACACAGTATATGCAGTTCCAATTCTTTGAATGTTAAAGTCTGCATCAACACCACTTACAGTAGTTGTTGTATAACTTGGAGAAGAATAAGTTACATCAGCATCTACGGCTGTACCAGTGGCACTTACAGTAGTAATACCTCCGCCTGTACCAACTGCTTCAACCTTAATAATAACATCATTAGTTACACTTTGTCCGCCTAATTCAAAACCATCAATCTTAATTTGATCACCTACAACATATCCTCCTGATGTATCTGGAGATGCTACTGAAACTGAGTAAACATTATTTGTATATGTGACATCAAATACCGGTGTAGTACCAATACCACCTTGAAGCGTACCAGTTCTATCAAAGAATGTACCATTACCATCAAAACCAACACCAGTTTCAGTAAATGTAAGTATTTCACCACCAGTGTCGACAGTGTCAACTAAAATTCTAATATCGTTAGTGCCTGAAGCACCTCCTACTTGTCCACCGTCTATAAGAATATTATCTCCAACTTGATAATCTTGCCCGCCACTGTTTAGTGTAGTATTGTAAACTCCGTTTGTTCTTACAACATCAAATGATGCTCCGTTACCAATTGAGTTGTCATTTGTTCCTGTTACTCCTGTATAAGTTACAGTATTACCTACAAGCACTCTTGTAGTTGCTTCACTTAATGTTAAAGTATTACCTGAAACCTGTGTAACAAATGCCGCGAATCCATCACCTCTATCAAGACCAGTACCAACTGTAACTGCTGATGCATCTTGTACATCGATTGTAAATGAACCTTGTGGTGTGTCTGCTGTTGTGACAGGAGTTGTTGTGATTCCACCTGTTCCAACTGTACCAGTAACCTGCGAACCTAAAGGAATTTCGCCACCTGCTGTTTGTAATGGTGCACCTAAGTTTGGTGGAGACTGCTGTGTTGTTAATCTATTTTCTCCACTTAATGCGCCAAGTGCCAAACTAAACGATCCGTTTGAACCTTGTGTAGTTACTTCAAAACTCGGTGTATCACCCTGGATTGTTGCACCAGTATAAAAATCTGCACCTCTAAGTATTGTATAGAAAGTGTGTAGTGTTGTTCCTGCACTTGTTCCTACTTTTGCTTTTGCATAGTAGGTAAAAGTTGTTGTAGTAGGAACTGTGTTAACAATAAATGTACCTTCAGCACGACCATTTCCTGCAACAGAACCATCTAAACCTCTAATAGTAATAGGCTTACCTGCTTCAAAGCCATGTGGTCCAACTGATGTTACAGTAATTAATGATTGACCAACTCCTTGACTGCCTGTTGATGCATCTGTTACAACACTTAATACTGATGTGTCTGTTCCTGGCACTTCATAAGTTGAAGGATAACCACGCATTGTACCAATAGCCTGCCATTTAGTAGGCTGTAGACCATACTCAAAGTCAGCGTCAAGCATTGATAAACTGTTTGCAACTCTTTGTCTTTCAATTGCATCAGTACCAAAGTCATATGGTCTAACTTTTAAATCACCTTGATCAACAAAAATCTGTAACTTGTCTGTATCATGGAAAATTTGTGGTTTATCTAACGGAGGTAATTTGCTTAATCCTTCTTTAATTACAGTTGTTAAAATTGCAACAAGTTCTGTAACTCTTGTATCGCCTCCTAATTCAGCAGTGCCACCTAAAAAGTATTGTGTAGTTTCTGGTGAGCCGCCTTGTTTAGTAGGATATACTGCTTTAGTTAAAATATAATTATTAACTAAATCACGCATAAAGTTTTTAGCCGCAATTTCTTGTTCTCTTGAACCATCAATTTGTGGTGTAGGACCTTTCCAATATTTTGCCGCAGTCGATCTTACATTATCATTTCCGCCATACTGCATATCTTTAATGATTGCATCAATATTAAAGCCTGTATCTCTTTCACACTTGGCGGCATTATAAGTATAACCTGACCAAATTGAACCAGACCCTGCATTAGCAACTTGATCTGCAATCCAGGCACGTACTTCGTCCTTAATAAATTCTTTGTTTTGTGTTAAAAGGTTTCTTGCGTTTTTAAGAAACTCTTCATTCTCAGTGGTCTTATCAAATAAAACCTGTGTAATATTATCTGTGTTTTCTAAAAACTTTTGAAAGTATTCGTATGTTGGTGTAAATTCTATCGATTCTTCAGTGTATTTTGTTTCAGCACCAGTAGTTGGATCACTGAAGTTGAACAATACAACATTGTTTGTAGTATCTGTAATTAAAAGTAGGTTTTCTTGTTTTACTTTTGATGGAAATAGTACTCTACTAATTTTTGCATTTTCAAATGCAGGCATATTAGGTGTACCAAAGTAAATTACTTCACCTATTGTTTCAGTTAATACTTTATCTACTACTGCATCAGCCTCTGTTTCTGCAACATATTCTGTATTAATTGTTTGTGTTGTTTCTGCAGGTGATTGTTTTGTTGTGTATGCAACATTATCTAAAATGTAAGTTTTAATCAGCCATGCACAAAATTCTTTAGCCGCTCTTTCTGGATTTCTATCACCATCAATTTGTGGTAGTGCGCCATCCCAATATGTTGATGCAAGATAACGTGCTTGTTCATTACCACCATAACGTAAGTCATATAATAAACCACCTGGTTGATCTTGAACTGGATTACGAATATCACCACCAATAAGATTGTAACCCATATCTCTTTCACATTTATCATTGCTATCATTTGTGTAATTATAGAACACATTAATTACAGCATTTGCATTTGCACTGCTAAACGTTCTTGCTGTTACGTCTGATGTTGGTACATCAATTGTAATAGAGTCTGCCGTTATTGCTTTTACAAGGAAAATATCAGTGTAGTCAATTGTAAGTGCAGGTGTAAATGTAAGACTATCTGTTGCAAGTTTAATAAAAGAGCCTACTGTAAGTGCGTGAGTACCAATAGTTAAAACCATCGTATGGTCTGTAGGTGTATAAGTAGCGCCAGTTACATTGTACTGAGCCGCTATTGCAATTTCTGAATTAATGTATGCTCTAACTTCGTCTTTAATAAATTCAACGTTATTTTGAATTAACCAGTACGCATTAGGATATCTATTTTCCGAGTACGGTATTCCTGTATGGAAAATATAATCATTAATTTTCTTCTTAGCCATCTAACTCTATACTCCTAACGCAATACTCAACGCAGTTGCAGTACTGTCTACATAACTCTTATTAGCCAAGTGTGTACCTACTGTTGGTGCCGCGGTTCCTGTTGCCTGGGTAAATGTAGCCTCCTCTGGAGTTTCGTTACCTATGACAGTATTATTTAACCCATTTTCTGCATTTAGGGCCAAGAATGATCCGTCCCTTGCAGTAGTTTGTCCTATAGACATATTGTTAATTGTGCCTTCAGCACCAGAAGAAAGTGTCAAAACACCTGTTCCTGACGGTTGTACAGATACATTAAAGTCTGCTGGATTAATTGTTGTAGTTGACGTAGCAGTAAGTGTCAATGCATTTACATACATATTGCTTAATGTACCTTGTCCTGCTGGATTAATTGTTACAGTACCATATGCACCTTGCGGTACAATGTTTATTTCTGCATCTTGTCCATTAAATGTTACGTCTTCAATTGCTGTTAAACTTGTAAACGATCCAATACCTGTAACAGTTGGATCTTGTGTTGTAATTGTTCCATATACACTGCCATCACCAGTAGCATAATATAATGTTGTTGGTGCTAACGCAGGAACATCAAATGTCAGTACACCTGAATTTTTACTTTGTGCAGACAATCCTGTGACCGAATCTGTTGCTGTATCACTTGCTTTGTGTGATAAGCCTTCATTGTAATATACAACAGGAGTCCCATTAATAATAATAGCACTATTACCATTTGGATCTACTTGGAAAATATTAAAAGTTAAAAATGTAAAATTATTTAAATTAAATGTATGTGTTGTACCACGTGTTAGTGTTATTGGAGGATTTTCTGTTAATACTGTTGAACCTTCATCGAAAACTCCATCTTGTGTAAACACAGCACTTTGTCCTGTGCCTACTTGATTCATATAGAATCTACCTTCAATAGTATCTTCCTCTGTTACTGTATAGGTGATACTTTTTAAAGTTACATTGCCTTCGGTATCGACAGAGAAACCTGGACTTTTAAAACCGTATTCTGCTTCAAAAGGGTTATATGTTACTGCCATCTTACACTCCAATTACGCATATTTATCTGCCCCATTATGCTGGTACCAAGAAGTTTTGTGTTTGATAATAGTTTGCACTAAACACACATTTTGCACCTCTACCTGGTGCTGAGTCGTCTAATGGTTTAGCATTAACAATAACATTTACATAACTGTCATTTACTGTTGCTGACAGTGAAATAATTTCATTACCTAAATTACTACGGCCATATACTGTAAGTTCAGCAGTACTTGGTCCTGCTACTACTAAACATTTTACAATTTCTTTTTGAAAAGTACTTAAATCTGCAACAATAGTATATTCTGCCGCACAAAAATCACCAACAAGCCATCTGTCAAGCAGTGTATCTTCTGTAATTTTTTTCCACGGGCCGTGATAACTGAGATTTGCTCCATTTTTGAGCATTACAGTATTCTTTAATCCTTTGCCAAAAAACTTCGTGATATCAAACATTATAGTCCTCTTTAATGTATTTATCGTATTTGAGGATTTAGTTTTTTACTGTAATTAAGGCGTTGTATTCAGGCAAATATAGGTATTCTACGTCACTTTTTGCAAGGGTATGTACAGCATTATCTAATGTTTCAACTAAAGGGTCACCGCCTAAGTTAAAACTTGTATTAAACACAATAGGCACACCTGTTTTTTCTTTGAACTTTTTAATTAAATTATAGTAGTTTTCGTTCTGTTCTTTGTTTACAGTCTGAATTCTACAAGTTCCGTCAACGTGAATAATACAAGGAATCTTCTCCTCAATTCCGGGTTGGCAATTTACTGCATACATCATTGTTGGTGATGAATCCATGCCACGTAAATCAAACCATTCATGTACATCTTCCTCAAGAATTGTACCTGCAAATGGTCTAAAATATTCTCTACGTTTTACTCTGTTTACGTGATCTTTACCGTCAGGATCAGTTGGGTCATATAAGAAACTTCTATTACCTAAGGCTCTTGGACCGTTTTCACTTTTGCCCTGCCATATAGCAACTATGTTTCTATCTGTAATTAGATCTACAATTTTATCTTCTGTTATATCAAACTCTACTGTTCCTTTATGTGCTTCAGCAGTCTCTGTGATTTCATTTAATGAATGACAGTATGCTGGTCCATTGTATAGAGTATCTTTTTGTGTATGAATTGTTTTATCTTTAGTAATGGCTCTGTATTGTAATAAAGCGGCCCCCATTGCTGTACCGGCATCATTTGATACAGGCTCAACATAAAGATTAATATCTAAATCTTTTAATTCTTCAAGGTAATAATAGTTTGCTACACAGTTTAAACCATAACCTCCTGATAACACAACATTTTTCTTACCGCTCATTTTAACTGCTTTGCGAATTAAATTAGCAACTTGTTTTTGTGTTTGCGTTTGTACAGCATAGGCCATATCTCTTCTATTTTGCAGTTTTGTAACATCTTGATCTTGCTCACGTCTATCTCTTAAAAATTCAAAGAAGTTTCTATTAACATGAGCACCATTTGGATATGTTGGTGTAATTAAATTTCTATTAGATAGAGGTGACGTTTGATTTTCTGTAAACAACGGAGGAAACTCTGTTGGATTATGTGTGCCATATGGAAACAATCCCATAGTTTTTCCTGCTTCAATAAAACTAAATCCGCAATAGCCTGTAACTGCTTCGTAAGTTTTAACAATACCTGCACACTCACTAATAACAACTTCAGGAATAGGCTCTTCTTCTCCAAAAAACTTTCCGTCAAACCCATTATATTCTGCACCTACCATAGGGCCATTTACACCTAAGTGTTTGTACAGTGTTTTAAATCCTATTGGCATTTCACAATCATAAATTGTTTCTGTTTCAAATAGTGTAGTAGTTGGACCGTGTTCTCCGTCCATCTTAGCATCAAAGAAAGTTCCTGCACCGTCAACAATTACTGCAACAGCATCTTCAAATCCTGAATTATAAAAGGCTAATGCGGCGTGTAACTTGTGATGAAAATAACTTAAATCTATTACTTGCGGATGCCTTGGAATGTAATCATAACTTCTTTTAATTAATCCTAATTTTCTTGCAAGTCCTGTGTAAACATCATCGCCTGTGTAATCAATTTTTCCTGCTGTATCATATAAGTTTTGTGTATGTGCAACTACAAGATAATCAAGTTTGTCTGTGTATTCTAAAATTTTCATCATTGATGCAAGAGGTCCACCGTCATATTTGTGACGACTTAAACGTTCTTCTTCAATACTAAAAATTACTTCGCCGTCTTTAAGTAAACATACACCTGCGTTGTGTCCACGTGCTATTCCGGCAATCCAAATTGGTGGTTTCTTCATATTAAAATCCTACATATCCTATATGTTTATAGTCAATAATTTTATCTAATATTGCTTCTTCAAAACTTAAAAGGTCTTTATTGTCATTTTTAAGTTGATCTAAAACTTTATATGTATTAACTTGTTTATCATTATTTTTGTCTGTTATGCCCAGACTTGGACGCACTACTTCATTAAGATACTTGTAATGTTGCCAATGACTTGGGTGCAATTCTGTCCAATCTTTTTTACTATTAGGATCATAAAAAGTATATTGTAGTTCTTTATTTTTCCAACTGTATAATCCTAATGGTTGAAGCCAGTTTGTTTTATCAATATTTTTGTAAACTTCTAATTCTTTCTTTTCTTCATATACATTAATTTTTTCATGATTACTTTCACCAAATCCTGGTGCGTCTGGCATATCACTACCAAGTTTTTCCATTTCACCTATGCTTAACATACGATAGGTACAGCCTATACTTTCTAATAATCCTGTTGTAAGAATTATTGCATTTTGTCCATGCATGAAATAACTATGCTCGTCCCAGAATGTTTCGATCCACTTGTCGTCATAACAAATTTCTCTATTCATGTAATTAAAAATACTACCTTTAGTTTTCCAACCTATTTCGTCTGTATTTCTAATTGCATCTCCACGTTTGCCTTTAAACTCTACTGTTCTAAAAGTGTGCCAGTCATTACGAGTATGTGTACTCCACTGTACAAGCACTGTATCATCTTTTGTAATATTATTTTTTATATGACATTCAGCAACACGTTCTGCAATAGCACGATTACCTAATCCTGGAAATCCCCAGTTTTCATAATGATCAAATTCATATCCTAAGAAATCTGCATACGTTGGCCACGCATACATTGTAAAAGAACAACCAAATACAAACAGTCTATTCTTCTTTAGCGTCTGGGATTTCGACTGGTTTTCCATCTTTTACCATACTGTTTACAGATGACACAATTACATCTTCAATTTTATCATTCATATACATTATGCCTTCGTTAGTTCTATCTGAAAGTTCGTCAATAGTAATTCTAATAGGGGAATAAACTCTTGCACCTTCTCCCATATCAAGAATATCAAACTTAGGATTATCAGGATAAGAAATATTTTCTTTGAATGTAGAACCAATGACTACCGTTGCTGTTTTATCTAATGCATATGCAATATGTTGTCCTACACTATCACAACCTAAAAAATGATCTGCGGCATCAATAATACCTGCCCACATTCTTAAGTCAATGTTTTGCGGAATAGCAACAGGTTGTTTTACTCCATGCTTTTGAAATTCAATAGCAATTTCACTAAAGAAAACAATACCGTAATCTTTACTTAATTTATTAACAAGATTGACAACGTTTTCTGCCTGAAGGATCAGCAATCATACCGTTGTCATTTATTGTACCTCTGCCAAATGCTTGGAACACAATAACTTTATCTTTTTTAGTTTTTTCTTTTACTTCTTCAATTAGTTTTTTACCACTCATACGTTCTTGAGTGCTTAACTTAAGAGTTGGCTTTGGAAGTTCTCTTACACCTTTACCGTTTATTTCAATATCATAACATTGTGCTAAACTTGCCTGTTGATTATAATATTCAAATACTCTGTAAGGTTCTGGTGTTTTACAAATTCTATCTTTTAGTTTATCTTCAAATAAATTTTTGTGCCATACATCATATGTCTTTCTATATAATGTTGGATGACCTTTGAAAAAGTCTGTACCACCTTCACATACGATTACAAAATCATCGTCTGGATTTTCTTCATGAAATTTTTCAAGAGCAGGGATACTTGTAATAACCCTTCCTGCGCCACCGTTAATAAAAAAGGCTGTGCTTCTTTTAGACATTAGTTTGTGTTCCTCATTTGCAATTACTTATTGTTATACATTTTCTGCAGGCTCAGGTTTGAAATAGTCCCAATAGAAATGTTGTTGTCCTGTGCGTGGGACTGAAACAACATATTGACCATCTATTAATACGCCACTTTTAGAACTTGTTGGTAAGTCTCTATTTTCTCCAAATTTATCACAACAACTATCAACAGTAATAATAGGAATTTGATACTGTTTACTCATCATTCTAAGATGTACGTCATGCCATTCCATCCATAGTTCGTCTTGATCATTTCCTCTATCACCATTAGTGCTATGTAATACAACTTCGCATTGATGTAATTTTGCTAACATCATTAAACTTGGAGCATTGAATCTAAATCCATTCCCCCAAAAATCGTTACAAATCATTCCTGTTGTTCTTACATTATTCAAGTAGTGTGTTTTGGTTGTTCCTGGCGGATCTGCTAAAACTTGATCCCAACTATGACTTGGAGAATCTTCGCCACCAACTATGTATTGCTTATTAGTTGCTCCTAAAAATTTTCCTTCACTATCATAGTATCTAATTTGATTTCTTCTTATTGTGCCTCTATGTTCTATATCTGTCCAAAGTGTGCCTAATGCAATGCCCATGCCTTGTTTATTTGCTTCTGTAACTATTTCATAAGTTGCTTTAGCAATATCATTCATACCGTTAGGAGTAACTAAATCAAAATTGGGGAAATATCCTGACAGAGAACCTTCAGGAGTTAGTAGCCAATTGCAGTTATTTTTGCCTGCCCAGTCTATGGCTTCTAAAATTGCTTTCTTATTTTCGTCTAATTTTTGAGTAACGGGTATTTGAGCACCCGCAAACCTAACTTTATTGCTCATGCAATTATTTAAGTTAGTAATGTAAGTGTTAGACTATTTTTGGAATTATGCAGTACCGCAAGGTGAACGTGGAAGATCTACTTTCCAAGCCGCATACCTTTGGCATTTGTGAATTCTAAATGTTGCACCTGTACCGCCGCCTGATGAATCAGCCGCCGCATATGTGTAAGTTGGTGTTGCAAACTCCTGTGCTTCTCTACCTACTACGATATCTTGTCCATCATTCTTGGCTTGATTACCGCTTAATGTAAGAGCCGTTACAGCACCTGTACCAGTATTAATAGTTTTTACAGTTGCTACAAGTTCATCAGCAACAATCCAATCTTCTAAAGTTGCTTTAGTAAATGTAAATGTGTCACCTTCTTGATAACCTGTTCCGCCAGCAGTAATTTCAACATCAAAACTATCTCCATAAGTTACTGGAATATCTCTTAATGCTTGTCTGTAATTTGCCCAAGCAGTTTGTAAACTTGCAGGCATATCTGAATTTACTTTATCGTCTGACCAACCTAATAATGAAGTTCTGTGTCTACGTAAGTGCGGCCATTTCACGTGTGGTTGTTTCCACGGATAGTGTGCTGTGCCACCTCTAATTGAACTTGGTACTTTGATAAATTCATCGTTACTATTACATTCAATGTCAAATTTTTCATATGTATGATCTGGTGGTGGGTCAGCATAAGTTACATATTCAACACCATTTGGTAGTGTTTCAGTAATTGTTTCATGCTCTTCATCATCATGATCTTGTTCCATTAATGAACAAATAATAGGGTATTCATTACAGTCAACTAAAACTTTTCTAAGATTCACAGGTGGAGTAAAGTCCATTCCGTCCTCTTCTTCCATGTATCCTGCAGGAGCAATTTTATTAGTTGCTCTATCAATAAAGACCCACATAGTATCTGGACCTTCATATGTATGAGTTCCAACTAATTGCTCGTTATCTAACTGTCCTAAATATTCATCTGGTTTAGGATAGTTAAAAGTTTTTCTAATATTTGTCATTCTATATCCCTACCTATTAATAATACACCACGTACACTAAACCACCTGCACCTGGAGATCCACAACAACAAACTTCACCGTATGCCTGTGCTGACATTCCGCCACCACCTGGGAATAAACCAAAGCCTTGTGAACCACCCCAACCGCAACAGCCGTTAGGTCCGTTTCTTAATCCGCCACGTCCATATGAATCACCAATCATCATATTACCTCTATCGTGACAGTATTGACTTAATTGTGATGTAGAATTTGTACTACCAATACCAAAATCCATACCGCTGTGTCCATGAACACAGTATCTCATTCTACAACATGAATAACAAGTTCTATACATAAAACATTCTGTACGCATAACTCTACCACCGCAGGCTCTTGCACACCATGAACCTGATCTACATACGTAAGAGTCACAACCTTGTTGACAGTTTCCTTTTTGTCTACAACACGTTGAACCAGCCGCACAAATTGTAATTTGTTGTCCAGGTTCTACGTCTAATGCTTTTTGACCGTAGGATCCACCAGTTGATGGATATCCCATTTGACAACAGCAACCACCGTCTCCAGCGGCGCCACCGCCCCAAATTTCAAACACTGCATATGCAGTACCGGCAGGTACTGTCCATAAACAACACCTACCTCCATTGTTAGGAGTTGTAGTATTCGTGTTATATACAGCAAGTTCTCTTGGAATTGCTTTTGGGTCATCGTAACCGAATAAAAAATCTCTTAATGTTGACATAATACTATTTAACTCCTATGTTGCTGTATAGTAAACTGTTACCATACCGCCCATTCCTTTCGCTCCACAATAACAAGTTTCGTTGTGTGTTACACCTGATGCGCCACCACCTCCTGGGAACACACCATGATCTCCATGATCTTGTCCATGTGTTTTGTAACAACCTGAACGTGACATACGTGTCATTCCTGTGAATGGTGCACTTGGCATATACTGGTGCATATCAGAGGCACAGTGAGCAGAACCATGTCCGCCACCAGTTGTACCACAAATTGCCAGTGTTGCGCCATTTACACAACCACAGTTGAACATTTGACATCCACTGTACGAGCAGTTTTGACTCCAAAAACATTTAGAAGCCGCTTCAGAACCTCCTGATGAACACATACAAAAACTGTTTGGTCCACATACATAACTTGGAAATCCTCTACATGAATAACATCTTGAGTGACAACAAGTTGATCCACCTGCACAAATTGTAAATTGATCGCCTACATCGACTTCAATAATACGTCTACCATAAGAACCAGAACCACCTGACCAACCTTGTTGGCAACAACATACGCCTGCACCTGGTCCACCACCTCCCCAAACTTCGAAAGCGGCCCATTCAGCGCCTGCTGGTACTGTCCATACACAACAAGATCCGCCGTTATTTGGAGAAGTAATTGATGTATTGTAAACTCTAAGACTTCTCAACGGAACAGAACCTGATGAAGAAGTACCGTATTGTAGTAAGGTTCTTAAACTTGACATCTTATTCGTCGTCCTCTACTGTTGCAATATCTGCCCCTGGCTCAACTGGAAAGTTTACCATGTAAGCAGGTATTTCATTAGCAGTACCACGGCCAAATGTTGCAGGTAAATCACGTAATGCTTGTCTGTAATCTAACCATAACTGTTTAGTAGCCGCCGGCATATCATCAGCAATTTTACTGTCTGATCCTGCTAACATATTGTTTCTAACTGTAATTAATTGTTCCCATGAAGTCCAAGGCTGTTTCCACTGCATTGTCCATGTACCACCAGTCCACTTACCGTCAGTGTTAGTTCCATCTAAGTTATATGCACACTCATCTAATTCGTAAGTGTGATCAACGTCAGTTGGATCTGGTCTTTCGTAAGTAGTACCATCTGGTAAATTTACAACAATATTTGTTTGTCCAACTACTGTGTCCCATTCAACTTTTGCGTCAAATAGTGAACAAAGTACTGGATCTGTTGCACAATTTATTTCTACCTTATATTGGTCTTCTGGAATTGGAAAATCAGCACCATCTTCTTCTTCTGTAAGAACAAGTCTTGAAGTATCTGATTTACCTGTGTCTCTATCTATGAACACCCAAATTTTATCCGGCCCATTGTAATTTGCAGTTGCGGTTCTGCCATCAGCATTTGTCTGGGCAAGATAGTCATCTGGAAGATCATATGTGAATGTCTGTTGTATAATTGTATTAGGCATATGTCCTTTTCTCCTTTATTAACTATAACTCACTTTTACCGCACCTGCTTGTCCCCAGCCGCCCCAGCAACAAGGTTCTCCGCAGGCCGCTCCGCCGCCGCCTCCTCCTCCTGGGAAGGACGCTAAACATTGGAAACATGAACCAGTGTTGGTAAAGTTACCTGCACACCAGTCCTTTCCTCGTCTTGACACACCAAACATTGCAGGTCCACCGATGAACGCCCACATTTGGTTATGACAATATTGACTTCTTTTGGCACTACCAGTAATTTGTGGTAGTCCCCAATCTCCTGTACCACACTGCCACACAAAACTTGGGTGACAAGTGTATGCACTTGTGAAACAACAAGCCTTACCTCCGCACCCACCTGGTGCACAAGTAGTAGGAATACTTGAACCTGTAACAAAACTTGGATAGCCATTTCCGCCTAAACATCCGTGACAGCAACACGTAGTTGAACCGCCTGCACAGACTGTGTATTGACATCCAGCCGTTGTTTGAATAGTTCTTATAGCATATGATCCACCTGCGGCCGGTCTATTTGGAAACTGACAACAGCATCCGCCGTGACCACCGCCACCACCGCCCCATAATTCAAATGTTGCGTTGATAGTGTTAGCAGGAACGGTCCACAAACAACATCTTCCACCGTTACCGATGCCTGTGCTATCGTTCCACACCCAGAACTGACGCTGTACGCCGGATCTGGCTGGCTCAATGTCTGATAAAAGTCCTCGTAAAGTGGCCATTCTATATACTTCCTATCTTATGTTCCACTAATAATCCAACCGTAAGTTGCACCTGTATATACAAGTGTTACAGCCGAGTTATTAATATCTAATGTTAAATCTTCTGTTAAGTTCTGGATTTTCGCGCCGTTACGTGCAACCGTAACATTGGATGACGCAAATGCTCCTGTAACGTCAACGATCTGAATTGTGTCATTTTCTAACAAACTTGTAGAAAGCGGAAGTGTAATTGTAAAACCTCCTGATGTACACAAAATTCTGTCATTGACAACAGCCTGATATGCGGATCCAACAGTCTTTAATACAGTACCAGCGGTTCCAGTTGTAGTTATGTATCTTCCCATTGTTATATCCTTCTATTGTATTTATGCCGCAGTCTCAATACCGAACACTACTGCACTAACGTTGGCTGAACTTGTATATACTACAAGTTTTTTACCCGCGTCCATTACTATCCCCGATCTTTCAAGTACTCCGTGTGCTAATACTTCTGTATCATACTCAATGTACTCCGCCGCTGTTGGGGTATCTGCGGCCGCAACGGCAACACGCACTGCGATTGCCTGATTACCTCTGTTACACACCGAAAGAGTAGCAACTGCGTAGTTGTCCACTGGCACAGTGTAAACAGTGGTATCAGTCGCGCCTGCTGTGATGTCGCTCGCTCCTAATCTACCTGATGCCATAATTTATCTCCTTTATCCCATCAAAAACATATTTAGCGCCACAGGTGCCCCATCAATTCCTTTGGTGAAATTAAATTGGGCCTTTACGTTAATCGGAACTACTGTGGTTGTAGTAATTTCTTGTCCAGAAATTTGTACGAGACCAGCAATAATTTGGTTAACGTTAAGTGTACTTGCACCACCACCAATCTGTGACGTAATATAAGTTTTAATTGCTCTTTGTGTTGGTACAATACTGTCGCTGTTTGCGGCAAATGTACCATCGGTGCTAAATTCGTTGATAGTTGCTCCTGTATTACCAAGTGCAATATTACCCAACGAAAGTTCTTGTAATCCTGAAATGTTAAATGCATCAGCGTCAAGTGTAGCAACACCAGTTGACTGTTCAACGTTAAACAATCCGCCAACTCTAAAGTTACCATCTTGGTCTGTTGATGTAAAGAACACTCTACCACCACCACCTTCTCTGGTTTCATTTGCTGGAACCGGATCTTGTAATGGTAGGTTTGGATAATTTGTTTGTGTAAAGTTACCAGTACCAATATCTAAGAAGTCATGTCCTGTTAGACGTACTTGAGAATATCTCAATCTAATTTCTGCACTTTCTTGGTGTGCAGGTGCATCGCCTACTGGAATGTCTGGTGATACCTGTAACTGTGCGGTGAACGGTCCTGCGTCACCACCTAATAAATTTTTAACTGCAACAAGTTTGTAGAATACATTTTGTTGATTGTCAAATTCAACGTTTGAACCTGCTCTTGGTTTAGTTTTCAATCCACTTACTTGTACAAACTTACCTGATTGTAAGTTATCCATATAACCGCCGCCATGTTTTAAAGTACCGCCGGAAGTATATGCCGCTAATGCTGAAGAGTCAATAGTTTGTGTTAAGAATGGATCTGAATATAAGTCAACATTGTTTGCATCTACTACTTTTGCATAGAATGTTGTAACATCAAAGAATCTTGCTCCTAATCCTAAAACATTTTCTATTCTAACTTTTGTACCATCAAGGTTGATACTGTGTCCTGTAATTGTTACTCTTGCTGGATTTGCCTGTGAAACATTTGAAATAGTTTCTTCTATTTCAGTTGCAGTTACAGTAGCAGTAGCAGTTTCAAAATCTTCACCTCTACCACCGTTGGTTGAACCAGCAAATGTTGGTTGTGCAAGTACACCGTCGCCAATTCTTACTTGGATTGGTGCATCAATTGTATTACTTGGATCAGTAATTGTTAATCCTGGAGCAGATGTATAACCTTGTCCTGGTTCAATAATTCTAATCTGATTAATTTTTCCGTCTTGTACTCTACATCTACCAATTGCTTTAATACTTGTACTTGAACCATCACCTGTTGGTGTTGCAAATTCAAGTCTTGGCTCAATCACATAAGTTGTTGTACTGTCGAGTAATGATAAGATAGACTCACCTAAAATATGATCCCAACCTTGTGAACCATCTGAATATTTTCTAATTGTTGCTTGTTTAGTACCTGCGTTGTACGTATCAATGTAACCATACTGTCCTGCACCTAAACCTGCTTCAATCCAAATAGCCATTCCAACAAGTGCGCCTGATGAATTAGTATCCGTGTTTGAAATTGTAATACTTGTTGCATTACCAATCTGTGCGGCATTACCTGCCGTTACATAATCTTTACCACCAAAGTCGCCTTCACCATCACTGTCAACATCTGTGTTAAGTAATCTTACTTCCATAACACCACCTGTTCTGTAAACAGGAGTTACAGTACCAATGTTAAAACCGTCACCACCAATTGAAATAACTGCGTTACCACCGTTAGTGTCATAATCTCTACCAGCATTTAGGTATTCTAATGCAAGAATTCTTTCACCGTCAGTAAGTACTGCACCTACCTGTGCTTGAGCGTGTTTGTTATCTGTGTAAGCAATAATTGGAGTTTCTGTTACGTCAACACCTTCTGCTACACAACCAAAGTCACCATATGATGAGTTACCGTTTGTAGCACGAATCTTACCGCCGTTTTCTGCAAGGTAACCAATGTGTCCATAGTATGAGAACACGGAAACAAGTTCTGTTCTACCTAAGTTTGTACACCAAACACCAATACCATCTGATAGTACCTGTGTAAAGTCGTTAGCAACAATAGAGTCGTTACCACCTGCGTGTAAATCACCGTCAATTTTTAATCCAATACATCCTGTTCCAAATGTTGTTACGTTTTGCACATAACAAGATTTGTTTTTAACCCAAACTTCTTCGTGTGCTGTACCCCAACCTGGATCCAACGATACATAAGCACCTGCACTTGGGCGTTTAGTACCATATGTGTTTACTGATCCAAGTGTACCAGTTAAGCCTGTTACTGTACAGTTTCTTAAGCCTGTTCCATTTCTTACATAGAACATATCATTTGCTGTTGAACCGCCTACACTATTTGTATATTGTTCTGCGGCTCTTAATGCTTTGTAACGTCCTGTGTAAATCATATCATGTTGAATTGCTTCAATGTAACGTCTTACGTCACGTTTACAAGCCGCTTGTAGTGTTGCCGCGTTAGGTCCTGAAATAAAATCAGTATAACCAGGATATGTTGCAATAATGTATCTTGTTACATCTTCTGCAATAAATTCTTTGTTTTCTTCTAATCTTAATACACCGTCTGTGAAACCTGCTGTTTTATTAGGAGTGTTACTTCCTGACATTGCAACATCTGAACCGTTAGCATTAATTACAAAATCAATTTTGTTTTTAATATCAGTTGCAATAGATGCCGCATAAGTTCCTGCCGCACTTGAACCAACTGGTTCTGCTGTGTTTTGTGATATAGCATTTCCTGTTTGTGCAGTAACAGATGTATTTGTAATAATATCATCAATGATACTTGCCATATGTGTAATACCAGCAAGTGAGTATTGTGTATCACTTGAACTTGTTAAACTTGCCGCTGGTGAAATTTTAGTAGAACGTAGTTCATCACCAACAACAGCACAACTTTCTGGAACTACCATTGGAAGTACTTCGTTAAACTGTCCTGTCTTAACAAATAATGTGTCATTTGCAACAATCTCTGCAGGTACACCTGTTGTGTTTCCTGCTGTTAAAGCCGCTGTTGCAATAGCAGTCAAATTATTAATAATTGTTTGTGCGCCTGCTTCTTCACTGATAGACGAATTAGTAATCTGTAATGATGGATTAGAAACACTTCTTAGTGATTGATAGTTACTTGAAGGAGTATCCTGTGTAATTACATCATCGATTAATGTTTTTACATAATCAAGTGTTGCTTTCCATTCTGCTGTGATACCATCATTTGAAATATAAAATTGATCTGCGTTTGTATCAAATATTGCAAGAGTTTCTAATCTTGATTTTCTGTTGCCGCCGTGACCTAAATCCCAAATAAGTGCATCAAGCCATGTACCTAAATCTCTACGCCAGTTTGCCGCAGTGTAAGTAAATGAACCTGTGAACGGTGAAGTTGAATTTACAACCTGTGTATCTACCCAACTTAATGCTTCGTCTTGAATGAAGCCTTTGTTTCTAAATAACAATTCTTTTGCGTAAGGGTTTCTTGCACCATTTTCAATTTGTTGTAAACCAAAGTTTACTGTTTTAAATGGTTTGTCAAGTGTAACACCTGCCGCCGGTACTGCTGAATCAACTCCTTCGATTGCTGTGTAATACACTGCATCAAGTTGACCAAAGTATGCCCATTCTGGATCTGTACCTGCTTCATTAACTTTTAAAACTTGTCCTGGAGCACCTACTGGTAATCTTGTTGGACCTGAACCACCGTAGTAAACAAGGTCACCACGTGTAGTTAAGTTACCAACTTCAGCACCGCCACTTAATAAGTTCCAAAAGTTACCTGGTGTATCTTGGTCTGGTCTGTTTTGTCCTGAACCTACTTGTTCTGAAGTGTGTGCCGCGACACAAACATATGAGTTGACATTATTAATCCCTCTAACAACATCACCTTTGTCATAGTAAACTGCATTTTGCCAAGCACCTTTCCAGTATAAACCTTCATTAAGTTTATCCCAGTAAACTGCATCTGGCGGTCTATTACCAACACCATCTGCAAGTGCAATGTATGTCCAACCACCTAAGCGTACAACGTCACCAATTTTATAATTTGTTACGTTATTGTAGTCGCCTTTGAAACTAAAACCTGTTGTAAATAAATCCCATTGTGTTGGATTATTGAAAGGAACTTGAGCAGTGTTGTTTGTAATCGAGATATAAGAATAACCACCGTATGTTACAACATCACCTGGCTGATAGTTTACATTGTTTTGCCAACTATCTTCAAATTCTAAACCTGGTACAAAGATTGACCAGTTTGCTTCGTCTACTGCAAGTGTGGTTGTTGAAGTATGAAAAGTTGTACAAATCCAAATATCACCACCGTACTTAACAACGTCATTAATTTTGTATCTTGTTGCTGTTGTCCACTCACCTAAGTATTCAATACCTTTGTGTAAGTAATCCCATGATGCCTGGTTTGCTTCTAAACCAAGTGCGTCTGTAGCCGCCGCTGTATGACCAGTGTTAGCAATATAAACTTGTCCACCATATCTAACAACATCACCTTTTTTGTATCTTGTAGTTGCAGTCCAAACATTTCGCCATGTCATTCCATTAGCGAATAAATCCCATTTTGTAGAATCTAATTCTAAACCATCGGCGGCGTCTGCCGCTGAAGTATGTTCTTCTGTACAAAGATACATAACTCCGCCATAACGTACAAGGTCATTTACTTTGTATCTTGTAGTAACACCCCAGTCACCTTTCCAATCAAAGCCTTCTGCAAAAAGATCCCATTTGGTTTGATCTAACTCAAGACCGTCACCTTCTGTAGATGCTGATGTATGACCTGTGTTACAGATGTATAAGTATCCACCGTACTTGACAATGTCACGTGGTTTATAGACTGTTGAAAGTGCCCAGTTGCCTTTCCACTCAGAACCGTCAGATAGTAAATCAAATTTTGAAATATCTGTATCAAAATTAGATGAAATATGACCTGTGTTAACAATATAAGTACGACCACCGTATCTAACGACATCATCTTTATAGTATTGTTTCGCGGTGACCCACGCACCTTTCCATATAAATCTAATTCTTCCGAGTTTAAATTCAGCCATTATAGGTTCCTAACTTTGTGTTATTTGTATTTATCATTATGCTTAATTACCCATACCCATCTCTTGCGGAGTAGTAGGATCTCCTTCATCAATTAATCCGAAGTTTGTAGCACCTGTAAACATGGCCATTGCCGCCATATCGCCATCTACTGGTTTTTCGAAGTTCATTTGTGTAGTAATATTGATCTTTCTATTTGCTTCTGAAGTAATATTATTACCTTGTACACGAACTTCACCAGCGATAACGGCGTTTACGTTTACATTTGTACCACCACCACTAATTCTACTATCAACATATCCTGCGATTGCCCTCTGTGTAGGAACAATTTCGTTACTGTTCGCAGTAAATGTTGTATCTGTAGAAAACTCTTTAATAACAGCATTTGTGCCACCAAGTGTAACACCACCTAAACGTAGTTCACTTAAACCATCTAATTCAAAGTATGAAGCATTAAGTGATACAATACCAGTTGACTGTTCAACTTTAAATAGTTCACCAACTCTAAAGTTACCATCTTGGTCAGTTGATGTATAGAAAACTCTACCACCACCTGCATTTTCTGTTTCTTGGAACTCTCTTATGTCATAACCTTCAATTGGTGTTAGTAAAGGATACTGTGATGTATATAAATTACCTTTACCAATTTCAAGGAAGTCATGACCTGTTAATCTAACCTGTGAATATTTCTGTCTAATTATTAAATCAGTTTCATGTTCTGGAGATTCTGCTCTATCAAGTGTTGGAGTAATTGTAAGTGTTGCAGTATAATTACCTGCAGAACCTGTTAAGTCTGTTACTGATTGTACAGCATAATAGATATCATTAATTCCTGTAATGTATAAGTTGTCACCTGGTCCAGGTTCTCTTGACAAATCTTTTACAATTAATTTATCACCAGTTTGATATAAATCTGCATAACCATCACCATCAACTGTTACACCAATGTTAATATATCCTGTACCTCTGTTTGTAAATTCAACTTGTCCAACAGTACCGTTTGCCATTCTAATATTGTAACTAATGTCTTTTGTATTGTTGTTATCAATAATTGTCATAGTTGGTGAGTTTTGTCCGTAACCACTTCCTGGTTCTTGAATAATAAATTCTGTAATCTTACCACCATCTACTCTTGCAGTCGCTCTTGTTGTTGCACCTGTTGTAATAACATCCATAGATGCTTGTTGTCCAGTTTGTAAAGGATAAAACGCAGGACCATCTTGTGTTACACCACAAGCCATACCGTTGTATGATCCACTTACAGTTCCTTTGTTTTCCCAATATACACCATCGTCTGATTGAATAATACTACCTGATGCTGTTACACCTAACCATGTACCCTGTTGATAGTTTACATAAATGTTATCAGCAACATTTGTATCTTCACCTTTTAACCATACAGTGTTTCCTGCTGTGGTTGCCGCGTCTGTAAAACTGTAATGGAAAGCATTATTAACAGTTGATAAATCGTTTGGTGAATCAAAACAAGTTGCTATAAATTTTCCGCCACCAAATTTTAAATCTGTGATGTCATATTGAACACCGCCAATGTCTGGACCTGCCGCCCAATTAACACCATCGTCAATACTTTCATATGTGTCACCGGCTTCGTTTGCTAATACCCATTTACCGTTACCATATGCAACAAATTTTGCATTACTTACACTTGCATTAACCTGTGACCAGTTTTGTCCACCGTCTGTTGATCTGTAAATGTTTGATGTTGAATCTGCTGTTGCAATTAACACATTGTTTCCACCACCTATGTTATTGAAAGTCAAACCATAACTTAATAAGTTTGCTCCTGCATCTGCCCATGATAGGCCATTAGTACTAAACTTACATCTACCATTGCCATCTATAGCCATCCAACCACTGTTGATTGCCGCTACGCCAACATAATTTAAATCTTGATAAGAACTTGCTTCTGTAAATGATGTTCCACTGTCGGAATACACAATAGTATTATTACCTACAATTACAGTTCTTGTAATATTTGTGTTACTTTCTTCAAAAGTTCTTACAGCACTTGCAACAACTGAACTACCTGTTGGTAAGTTTGTACTGTTTGCTGTATAAGGTGGAGCACTAAATGTCAACCTTGGTGTAATTTCATATCTGGTTGTTTCATCTAATGGTCTTAATTCTTTATCTGTGCCAACTGCCCCTGATAATGTTTCACCTGGTAAATGATGTTGCCATCCTGGTTGTCCGTCTACAGGTCTTGCAACGGTCATAGTTTTATCACCAGCAGTAACACTATCTACATTAAGAGTAATATTTTGTCCAGTGCCTCCAACTTCAGCATTCTGAATTGTAATTACATCACCTACTTGGTTTGCAGTACCTGGATCAGTAATTGCCGCTTGTACAATTCCTGTTGCGTCAACTGAAATTGTGAATGTTGGCTCAGTAGCATCTACTCTTGAACTTGCACCTCTTACTCCTGTGTATGTTCCTTCAGTAAGTGTAGCATCTTGTCCACTTGTTACTGATACAGCAGTTGCACCACCGTTGTTCCAATCATAACTTGTTATATAAGCATACTGTCCACGACCTTCACCTTCTACAATAGTAATTAAATGATTCAAATAGTATGTTTCATTATTTGTATCTTGGTTAGCAATTTGTATGCTTGTTGTTGATCCACCTTGACCTCTGTTGTTGGCATAGGTGTAACCACCACCGCCTGCCGCTGATGAGTCACCTGGATCAGTAATTCTAATTTCTGTTACAGAACCATTTCTAATTTCTGTAATTGAACCCGCCGCGTTTTCACCCGAACCTGTAACAGTAACAGTACCACTTGTATAATGTGTACCTGTATTACTGTAACCTACTGCAAATAATTTGTTTTCATCGTTGTAAACTTTACTTACAGTTGCTTCTTTTGAATAGTTGTTTACTTTAGCACTGATTGGAGTTTCGTTTTGATCAAACCCAACAGCAACAGAACCATATTCACCATATGAGTTGTTACCATTAGTAGCACGAACCTTACCACCATCTGTACATAGATAACCTATGTAACAATAATATGTAAACACTGATACAAGTTCTGATAAACCATCAGCATTACACCAATAACCAATACCATCTTGAATAATTTGTGTAAAGTCGTTAGCAACAATAGACTTGTTACCACCATTGTGCAGTGTTCCATCAACTTTCATACCAACACATTTGTTACCAAATGTAGAAACGTTTTGTACATAAGTTGATTTATTAGTAATCCACACACTGGTATCGTCTGGACCTGTGCCTGGATCAAGTGCAACAAAGGCTCCGCCGGTTACTCTTTTAAGTAAGTAGGCATCTGCCGCAGTAAACTCACCTTGTAATCCTGATAGTGTCATATTTCTAAGACCGCAACCGTTACGTACTTGGAACATATCTTGGTCTTTAGTTTCGTCTGTTGGTTCTACAAAAGTAGAACGTAATTCATCTCCAACAATAGCAACATTAGCCGGCACTTTGATTGGACAAATTTCTTTATATCTTCCTGTTTTAACAAGAATAGTTGCAGGCGCTCTTGTACCTTCGTCTGCTAAAATGTACTGTGTAGCATATTTGATAGTTTTAAATGGTGCAGTTTGTGATAAACCTCTACCAGTATCTGTGCTATCAATACCATCTGGCGATACAAAATAAACTTTGTCTGTTTGTTCTTGTGCTTCCCAGGTTAAATTATCATTAGCATCAACTTTTAGTGAGTCACCTGGATTTCCAATACCAAGTCTTACATGATCTGTGCCGTCATGTGTTCTAATATCACCATAATATTGAAGAACGTTATTGTTACCACCTTGGATGACTTTTGTCCAAAAGTTTTCATTTGTATATTCTACATCTAAATCTGGTCTTGTACCTGACTGCGAAGCAGTATGTCTTTTTATACAACGCCACAGTGTACCTTCATAGGTAACAATATCTCCAAGGAAATAATTGTTTGTTGAACTTACACCGTCTACAAGCACTGTGTCTGACCAGTTACCTCTAAATCTGTCACCGTCAATAAGTGTTTGCCAATTGTTGTTAGAGTACTGTGTGGTCATTACACCAGCACCGTACATACCTGAATGGTTTGCACACACAAGATAGTTGGCCTTGTATGCATCACGTGGTACTATGTACTGAACATATCTTTCAGTTGCCGCGGCAAATCCTGTTCCATATGCGGCCAAGTCAGCAACTTGAACACCATCTAACCAGTAAGTTACTCCATTTTCAACATAGTTGTATTGTCCACCTGTATGATGACCATTCTGTGTTGTACTAATATAAAGTTGATGTGTTAAGTTTGAAGAATCATTCTGGATAAACTTGTAAGTGTTACCTTCTATAAGTGTAATAGGACCTTCAAGCACACCGTTCACATAGTATCTGTTTCCACTACCTGGATTACCAACAGTAATTGTAACGTCGATAGTCTGTATTTGATCATCTGGTTCTGATCCTAAACTATCTCTTAATGCAATATATAGATAACCACCAAATCTTACTACATCACCTGTGTAATATTGTTGTGCTATATTCCAATAAGATGCTTCATCAGCCAAGTCAGGGTTGGTATTATATTGACCACCCATTCTGTAACCAGTTGTTAATAGTTCCCAATCACCTGTATTTTGTGTTATTCCGTTAAATGACGGAACACTGTTTGTATTAACTGTTAATGCGGTATAAGAATAACCACCATGTTTAACAATATCGCCTGGTTGATAAGTTTCAGAAGAAGTCCATTCTAATTCGTAGTCATATCCTGGGAGCCAAATGTTAAAGAAACTTTCTGCAAACACTTCATTTGTGTTATGTCCAGTTGTACAATACCACATAGTTGGACCATATCTAACTATGTCACCTTTCTTGTACTTGTAACGTTTAATAAATGTTTGGTTACCTGTACCGCCATCAGCATTTAAATTATTTCTATCTGCTAAAGCGTCATCATAATATCTATAAAGTTTAAATTCTGTATCACTTACTCTTCTTACATAATAATAAGTGTCATTATCTATGTTGTCTGCATCAGTTCCATCTGTATTGTACTGTACTAAATCACCATTTGCTAAATTATGAGCGCCTGATGTAACAACACCTGCACCAATGCCTGTAACTGTGATGTTTCTACTTGGTACCCAATGCTGTTTGTAATCGATACCACTGATTAAATCTTCCCATTTAGTTGAATCTTCTTCAAGACCCAATGCATCATCGTTTGCACTAACATGACCAGTAAGACAACGATAAATTATTCCACCATATCTTACAACATCATCGTAAACGTAACGTGTTCTCGGTGTCCAATAGTCTTTCCAATTGTCTGATCTTGTAACTGTTTGCCATTTAGTTGCATCTGCTTCAAGTCCTGCAACAGTAGTTGAAGAAATGTGTTCAGTTGTACACTTGTAAACATTTCCGCCATACTTTACACAGTCACCAAGTCTATAAATTACTTGTGGTAACCATTCATATCTCCAGTTTTGATCTGCTGTGATTAATTTCCAGTTACCAAAATCATTAGCACCAATCTGTCCTGGTGTTTCAATATTTAAATATGCGCCTTTGTCTTTACTGTTTACAGTTCTGTTGAAATAATAAAGTTTATCTGGAGCATCATTCGGTACAATAAAACGAACCTGTCTTGAACTTGCACCAGCAAATCCACTTAGATAAGTTGCTTCTGTAACTTCAATGCCGTCAATTAGATATGTTAAACCATCTGTGTAATAATCTACAAGTGGAGTTTCATGCTTGTCGCCATCTTCATACACACTGAATGCAATCGGATGCTGTTGTCCACCAAAGTTTACATTAGTTGCGTCTGTTTGGTCAAATATATAAGTTGTGCCTTTGTCTATTGTTAAAATATTTCTTTCAACACCATTTAGATAAAGTGCACCTGTTGTAGTATTTGCTCTACCTGTGTCAGTAATTGACCCAGTATCCATGTCAACTGTGACATTTATTGTTGTAGTAGTCGACGGAGGTGTGTAACTTGTAGCACTATGACCTACAATAGCCGCATATACTTGTCCACCATAACGTACAATGTCATTTACTTTGTAATAAGTGCCAGGTGTCCACTGATTAACCCACTGATAACCATCGGTCATCTGTGTCCATTTAGGTAATGTTTGGTTTAGATAATCAATATAAAAATCAGGATCTGCTGTGTGTCCATTTAAACACACAAAAGTCTTACCACCGTATGCAACGATGTCGTCTTTTATGTATTGTTTAGCGGCCTGCCAGTTGCCAGTCCATCTAAATCGTATTCTATCAATTTTAAATTCAGCCATTTATTTTGCTTCCTGATTTACTATTGTATTTAACCATTATTCAGATACCCCATCTGGAAAATCAAAATCCTGGTTTATACGCACTATTAAGTTACCTTCTTCGTCTACGTAGTATATTAAGTTTCTATCGTCCCATCTAAACTGTTCATAGCGAAGATTTTCATATGATAGATTGTGTTCTTCATCTCTACCTTCAAAAAATTCAATTCCTCTTTGAAAATCTGGATAGTTTTGTGTTGGATCTCCTGGTGTATTAAGTTGTACACCGTCTGTACTTTTCATTTGATCCGATTTTACAAGATATAAACTGCCGTCTTGAGTTCTACGTAAACCATAAAAGTATCTACTGCCTTTTACAGTCTTAAGTAGTGTTCCGACTTCTGTACCTTCGTAAAAACTTGCCATTTTCTATCCTTAACTTACAATATTAATTGTATTTCCCATGTTACTGTGTGCAGTACATTGATAATATAATGTACTTGGAGCATTCATAGGAACTGTAAATGTAATAATTCCGGTAGAACCACCGTTGTTTGTTGTTCCTGTATTGTATGCTGAACCACCATTTGAAACTCTAATTTGGAATGGATGTCCGCCGCCACTGTTGTTAATAAAATAATATGTCAATCCACGCATTAAGTATAACACTGGATCATTTTGTGTTGTTGGAAATCCTGGACCAGTAAATGTATAATCACTTGACCCATTGGCTCCAAGTGTCCATGTAATACTTGCTCCACTATTCATTACAAAACTTGTACCATCATACTTAGGTACACTACCTACAACTGCACTTGCTGTTGATACATCAGTCAAACCGTTTAATGTTGTTGCTCCGAGTGTACCATTGAAGTCAATTGTAAGTGTTTCTCCTGTAATCGAAGTAACAATATCAGTTCCACCAGCAATAGTAAATGTATCTGTAAGTCCACTTGCTGTTACAGTACCGCTATCACCGGCCATTGTAGCAAATAAGTTTTGGTCTGTTGATTGATCAACAACAAATTCTAAGGCATTACCTGCTGAATTAACTTTAACAAATCTATTTGCCGCACCAGTAAAGTTTGCTGGAGTGTCTGATAAGTTTAAAAATGCACCGCCAAACAGTGTTGGAGTGTTTGAAAAGTTATTATAATCTAAAAAGTATGCACTATCAAATCCATCAAGTGTATCTGCATCAAGACCACTACCACCTGAGGCAATATCCGCCCCTGGTGCCCATGCACTACCATCCCATTTTAAAACATCTCCTGTACTTGGAGAGTTAGATGATACGTTACTTAATGCACTAATAGGAATTGCACCTACTTCCGCGGCTGTAACTGATGTGCTGTACTCTAAAGCAGTTGCTCCGCTGTTGACTCTAACTATTTTTCCGCCAGCACCTGAAAAGTCTGTAGGTGTATCAGAAAGTGCAACAAATGTACTTGATCCACCTTGTGATGCAACGTTACCTGGTTGCCATTGTGTGTTACTTTGATTCCAAACAAGTGCTTGTCCATCTGATGGAGCAGAATCAGATATGTTGCCTAAAGAAGCAAGAGGACTTGTAGTGTCTAACATTTTTACCCAAGCATTGTTATGAGCATAATAAACTGCGTTGTCGGCTGTTACTTTTGCTAACATTCCGTCATATGTTGTAGGACTTGGTAATGACGCAAAGTTATTGTAAAGGAACGTTACCTTGTTACTTCCTGTAGAAGTTGCTGGAAATGAATTTAGAACACCGTTAACAATAGTTACTAACTGGTCTCCATCTCCTAATGCTGTGTACAACTCGTTAAAGTTGTTATTAATTTTCGTAGCGCCTGCTCGGAGGTTATCTCCTTGTCCATCATTTGGAAGTACGCCTACGTTTACTGCTTGTTTTGTCATGTCCTACTCCTGCTCCTATGTTGCGTCAAACGTAATGTTGTTATTATCTAATGTAAGATTAGTGTTATCCCATTCTTTGTCACTATCTACAATAGTAATTGTGTCGCCGGCATATTCTACTGCACCATCATTACGTCCTTGGTTAATTCTTACAACTAATTCACCTTCATCATTAACGTAATAAAATAAATTTGCATCATCCCAACGAAATTGTTCATAATTTAAATTCTTATAAGTTAAATTGTGTGCTGAATCTCTACCTTCAAAAAATTCTACACCTTCATCAAAGTCAGTGAAGTTATCTTCTACATCACCTTCTTTATTAATTTGTATAGTATCTTCTAAACTTAACTGGTCAAGTTTTCCTAAAAACAGTTCGCCATCATCTGATCTACGTAATCCATAAAAGTATCTTTCTCCAAGATTGTCTTGGATTACGTTTGTAATACTTTGACCTGTAAAGAATTGACTCATGTTACACTATCTCCACGAAACTCATTACACAATCTAAACTTGCGTCAATATCTGCTTGTACATACAGAATATTTGTTGCCGCAAGAATAATTTTTTCACCACCATTTAATACTTTTAAAGATGCGTTCGGTGGAATCAACACGTCTTTGATGTAGTAACCTGTAACAGAAGTATCATCTGCAATCTGTACCGAAGCACTAACTACTGATTCAGTTAAGTTTGCTAAACTTAAACCAATTACAGTTGCTCTTGCACTTGGACCAACTTCATAAATTGGTACATTTACTTTTCCTATTTCTTTTACTACTTTATTTTTAAAAAATGTTGCCATTCTATTATCCTAAAACCACTGCCATTTGTATTGCAATTTGTTCTGCGTCCTGAGCCGATACCGCACCTGAACTACCTGCTACTGACACCCACTGACCTGCTTGGTCATAAATTTCAACTCTGTCATCTTGCGTGTTAAAACGCATCATTCCAGTTTCTGGTGTAGGGTGTCTATTAGTTAGGTCACCTACAGGAATAACAAATCCGCCCTGTCCTTCAATCTTGAAATAACCATTTCCAGTCTGGGCAAGAGTAGTTACTGCACCGGCTACACTATTAGTTATCGAATTTTGATTGAAACCAAAGTTTTCTATGATAACTTTACCAGTTCCGTTTGCTTGTAGGTTCAAATCTGCGTTTGTAGTTACAGTTCTTACAGTATTTCCTTCGATTTCGATGTCATCTACTGCTAATTTGTTTACATTGAAACGTGTTTGATTTACATCTGCAACTAATTGCCCACCAGCATAAAAATATAATGTATCGTCGTCTGATCCTGGTGTTTGCTCTGCCAAAATATATGTGTCTTGGTCAACATCACGCACACCATTTAGTGTAATCCACTGTCCGTCATAACCCTCAAATACATCAGTATCTGTGTTATAACGAATCATACCATTTACAGCACTACCTGGGCGTTGTGCTGTTGTACCTCTTGGTAAAGTTAAACTACCTGTTGAGTTTACATCAACTTGTCCATCTGCAGGTTGTAATACAATACTACCTGTATCACTTGAAATGATGTTTGTTTTAAAACTTAAATTATCAACTACAATACTACCTGTGCCACTTGCACGTAATTCTAAATCTTGATTTGTATTTGTAGTTTGAATTACATTTGTATTAATGTTAATATCGTCAATTTGTGCTTCACCTAAATATGCTTTACGCCATCTATTAGAAGGAATACCGAGATCATATACTCCATCTCCTTCAGGTACTAAATTACTTGAGATACCAGCAATAATAGAAATACTATCTGACGGTGCATCACCAATAGTAATATTACCACCAATAGTAACATCACCTGTTACATCTAAATTTCCTGCAATGTTTACATTGTCTGCAAAGTTAACAATACCATCAGCACTGTCAATATTTAGATTTCCTGATAAACTTTCCACAGTGTTACCACTAAATTTAATATTACCTGTTTGTAGTTTTGTTCCGTCAATTACAGTAGTTGAACTTCCTGAACTAAATCTTACACTTTCTAATGTATCAATGTTAAAGTTTGCATTTGTAAAGTTAACTGTACCAAGTTCTTGGTCAACATGGAAAATGTCACCTACTCTAAAATCACCTCTGTGATCAACTGAACTGTAAAAAACGTTTGCTGAATTAAGTTTTGTTACTTCTTGTGACTGAACAACATAAGTTTGATCATTATCAACTCTCTTACCTACACCAATGTATGCAAGGTTCTGTCCAATGAGATACATAACAACACCGTTACCATCTCCATACACACCATAGTTACCATATACACAGGCACTACCAATTGATCTAATTTCACAACCAAAGTCTGAGAAGTCTGCAAGTTCAATTCCAGTAGCGTATGCTCCGCCGCCAAATCCAATTGACTGTAAAACAATAACTTCATCTACAAAACTATTAGAACTATCAGCACCATTAAATCTTAAAAGTAATTCTGTATCGGTATCGTTAGATACTTCGTTAAGTGGAGGTGTATAACTTCCTAATGTATATCTTGCTACTGTTGATATTCTAAAGTCATCAATGTGACCGTCCCAATAATCAGCACCAGCATAAGTTGATCCTATTGCTAAAGGTTTACTTGCTCCTAAATCATTATTAAATGAACTATTAGATGCAACTCTTGATCCGTTAACATATAAATTAAGTGTTGTTCCTGTTCTTGTTACTGCAACATGAGTCCATGTTGTTGCTGATATTGATCCACCGTTAAGTATATCCGCACCATTGTAATACACATACACTACATCATTTACCAAGCGAACATATAATCCTGGATCAGTGTTTGTACCTGCTCTCAGATCGATCATTGCTTTAGTTCCACTTACATTGTTTGCGTAGAACCATCCTTCGATACTAAATGTTCCAGTACCAAACCCAAAGTCTGGATCATTAGCAACTGCAATATAGTCGCCAGTACCATCTAACATTAAAGAACCTGTGCCAAACTTTTTAATAGTTGTATCTATTTGTGCATTACCATTTGAAATAATAGTTTTACCACCACGTTGGTATTTTGTTTCAAGACCTGCAACATTTCCGTTTAAGAAAATATAATTGCCATCAACAGACGATACTGTTGCATTAACATTTTGACCATTTGAATCAACGTAAGTAAATGTTTCTGTTGCTGTTGGTGTTCCAACAAGTCCGCTTAATTTTATTTTTGTTTTACCTGTACCTTTTAAACCATTAACACCATTTTCACCAACCATTGCCTTGTCGGCAAAATATACAAAAGAGTTTAACCATTCAACTCTTGCACCGTTATATGCTTTTAGTCCAATACCTGCCGGAGTAATAAAAGTGACTGCATGGAAAAGCATACTTGCTTCTTTTGAATTTGCAGTGGCTTGTTCACCGTCAAGTTTTGCACCACGTCCTGCATCACCTTGATCAAAGCCTCTCGGATCACTTGCTGACGTTACACTACCTTTTGTAATTACAGTAACATTTTTAACATAAGGTGATCTTGAAGTTACTTCAAAATTATTTGCAAAACTAAATGCCCAG